TGGCAATGTCATTTCTGACAAAGGCTTCAACATCAATGGAACTTTGTTTCATCAGGTTCATGCTGATGTCAGTCATGGCCCCAACTGTCTTTCCATCAAGACTTCTGGAAATGAAGGTCTGATCTGATTCAGTCACTGCCCCATTTTCTGCAACCCAGTATGCGGTTGATCCAGCATCAGAACCAGGAATGGAAACCTTCCCGTTTAATCCGTTCAACTCCGTCACACCGACTTTTGAAAAGACCATATTGGCCCGAAGAACATCAATGAAGGAATCAGCCAGAACATCAGTTTGAACTGTGAAACCACCAGCAGTGTTGGTTCCCACTGTCAAATCACGTTGCTGATCTGAATAACTTTGCCCATGGATGACATCTGCAGGAACCCAGGCACCCTGGGGGTCAATTCCGTTTTTGTCAGCCTGTGCCCTACTTGCTTCAAATTCAAAGGAAGCATCTTCCTGAAGCTTTCGGTCATGCGGATTAGCCATTGCACGAATCAGTTTCATCCAGGAAAAAGCCCTGGTTTCCTTTTTAGTCAAGCCAATGGCATGAACTTCTTCAGGCTTTCTTTGCTTGATCTTGTCAAGGATGGCAGTTTGGAAATCAGAAACTGATTTTCCACCCTGGATAAATTCACGGGCCAGTTCCGTTTCATTGTGTTCCTGACCATAACTTTCAATTTCCTGAATTCTTTTGAATTCAGCTTTTTGCACCTGTTCCCTGATTGCATTTTCATCAATCTTGGGAGCAGATTCTTGAACAATTTGGGTTTCCATCTTGGAAGTCCTTTCAACAATTTCAGTTTTAAAATTTTGGTTTTCGGACCTTCCGACAATCGCCATGGAATCTGCACCAGTTGGAACGATGCTGATTTCAAAGGGTTGCCAATCTACTGCCCGATAAGTCAATTTTTCGTCATCTTCTTTTTCCATTTTGTGGATTCTGTAACCCACCGAAACCTGTGACCTGATCCCGTCCACCACATCATTGAAAACTTCAGTGCTTAGTCTTCCCCTGCCAAAGCGAAGTAAAGCCCTTCCTTTTCTGTCTGCATCGATGGTAGCCCTTTCCACTACTCCCAACTGGTCAGACATATTGTGGTTCAACAAAACAGGTGCCCGTTTCTGAAGTCTGTCCATCCGAACCGAACCCCTGTCATGGTCTAAGATTTCAACCCCAAAATTTCGGTCAACTGGGGTTTCTGTGGAAAAAATTACACTTACTGTTCTGTTTTCTTCATCTATTGCAGACCTGTCCAGATCATACACCCTGGAAAGTTGGCCTGTTTCAATCATCCGTTCATCTTCATCATGATATGATTTTTCTTCTTTCATCCCTGGCCTTTCCATTTCTTCATGCCCAGGTCTTTCTTCAATGTCTTCATGACCAGAAGATTCTTCCATTTCCATTTCTTCATCATCATGGTGCTTGGCAAAGCTGATGATGACTTCATCATCTGTTTCCTGAATATTGTTGATGTGCCTTTCCTGGTCATCGTATCTAAGTTCAGGCCAATCCTGTTTTTGTTCCTGTTCCATTGATCTTTCCTTTGTGCTTAGTGGGTGATCTTTTGGTAATAAATCAGTGTCATGGGGTTTGTTTTTAAACTTAAAAGTGACCAATCCCCTAATAAATGAATTTAATCTGGCAAGTCCCCACTGTTCTGCAGAAACCACTGTGGGTCTGACAGAACTGGGCTGGGTCTTGTAAGCCCCGATTCCCCTTTGAACCACCTTAACCATGGTAGACATCGGAACTGATCTTTTAGGGTCATCCTTGTATTTTTCCTGATGTTCTTCATGCTTCCTTCTAACTGCTTTCATTGTTGAATCATTCAAATCAGGTTGCCTGATTTCTGGTTCATCAATCTTTGAAAGCCTGGAAAGGTTCATTCCTAAAACCCTGTCTGTTTCCATGTATGTTCCATCATCCCTTGGGGCATAGATTCTGATTCTTGCCACTGGATCATCTGGGGTTGCAGTTACTGATTCACCACCAAATTCTGTTTCCCCTTCTGTTCTAATTGAAATAATCCTTCCAGTGTATGTTCCTTTTCTTGCTCTAAATCTGACAAAATCACCCACTTCAAAACTGGTATGATATGACCTGTCTTCTTCATCGATTTTGTTGACCCGTTCCATAATTCTTTCTGACCACGCTTTTGCTGGGAAACCACCCCAAAGATACCAAGCAATCAGACCAGCCCCAGGGTATCCAGGATCATCAGGGTCAGAATTGGCATCAGATTCCAGATCCACTTCATGTCTGGCAAGAAAGGATTTCATCCTTTTGACAGTATCAATGGACAGTTCTTCCCTTCTGACCAGTTGCCTTGCCCTGACAGCCCCAACCCTGGTTCCACCCCTTCCAAACTTTTCACGCCAATCCAAACCCTTCTGGGCTTGATCAGCAATTTCCTGGGTGGGCTTGGTATTGATTTCAATGCCCTTATAAACTGCCATCAGTCTTCTTCTGGCCCCCCTGGTTGAATGGGTGGTGTTTCAAACTGAAGCCCAAGGTCATTGATCTTTCTTCTTTCACGGGCAAGCTGATCAATCACTTCATCCCATTCTTTTCCATTAGTTGCAGTGATGTCTGTCAAGCTTTCAACACCCAACTGAACTGCCAATTGTTTGGCCTGGATTTCCTGCAGTGGATTGACATAAGGAAAGCCCCTGGGAATCCATCTGACATTTTCAAACTTGGTCACCTTGCTCATGGGTAAATTCGCGTTCCCACCCAGTTCAAACCATCCTGAAGTGATTGCCATCCGCAACCAGGATTTATAAATTGGGGAACAGAAGTTGTGGATCATGAAATTCTGACAGATTGACCACTGTGATCTTTCTTCTGCTTGCCCTGCCCTGATGCTGGAATAATTTACTGATTCCAGGTCATTGGTCAGATTGTTATAAGAAACCAATAATCCTGAAGCCACTGACCTTAAAACAGTCTTGGTAAAATCCTTGTAAGCAGTATTGGGATGGGTGGGGTCAAAGGGTTTGAAATCCATCCCTTCTGGAAGTTGCTGGAAGGTTCCTGGTTCAAATTCAGTCACCAGATTTTGTTCTTCATCCACATCAGTTCCAACATAGGCATCAGATGTGGGGCTGGTGAAAAAGCCCATTGCTGATGAACTGATCCTGGATGCAGTCAGTTCTGAAAGTTGGTATTGCCCCAGCATATCCAGGGGCCGAAGTGCAGTATTCAACCAGGGCACACCCCTTGATTGTCCTGGTCTTTCTTGAATGTATAAATGAACGATTTCGTCTGCAGGAACCCTTTCAGTTTTGAAAATCTGATTGATTGATGTTCCATAAAAAAGCCCAGGCTTTCTGATCACCTGATGATAAGCCAGTGGTCTTCCGTATTTGTTTTGCTCCACTGACATCACAATGGCAGTGTCATCGTCAAGAACTTTATTGTTATTGATTGGGAAATAGTCAGATTCCAAAACCCAAAGGCTGAAACCAAAGGGGTTGTCATCCACCCCTTTCATCATTCTGATGAAGCATTCCCCATCCCTTGCCAGGGTTTCTGCAACAAGTCTTTGAGTGTCCACCCAGTTCTTCCTGCCATCGATGGAACAGAACTTGGGATTTTCACCCCAAATCTGCCAAGCCTGTTCTAGCCTTAAATTATCCCGATCATCCAGGGTGCCATCATCCCGTCTGGTCTTTGCCTGAAAGTTAATCCCATTCAGAACAATGTTTGACTTAACCATCGAAAGAAACTTTCTTCCCAGTTCATTATCCTGGCAGACTTGCCTGGACCTGTTCCGCATGGTCTGCAGTGAACCATATATTTCTTCGTCTGGTGTTCCTGCAACACCCCTGAACCCAGAAAACAATTCTGAAGTTTTGGCTGATGCAAACATCCTTGAAGACTGTTTTCTGATGGTCCGTTTCTTTGGTGGATCTGCTTTTTTAAATAAATCAAATATTGCCATCAGTATCGCCCAAGTCTGGTTTTAATGATCCCGTCATGACCCCTTCCTTCCCTGGCCCGTTGCATCCTTTTCAGCTTCAACCATTTGGCTTTATAAACTGCTTCCCAGGTGTGAAGGTCATCTGGGTCCATCCTGGAAAGTGATCTTCCAGCTATGGAATAAGACATCTGATCTTGACTAGCCCTGCCCTGGATCACTGCTTGGATTGCATCCAAAACCTTCTTTTCATAGGGTTCTGGATCTGCAGTTGAAACCGCTTTGTTTTCCACCACTTCCCAGGTGCCGTTTCCAATTTCAATTCTGTTAGAATCTGAAGTTTTGGTGATGTATGCAGACCACTGATAAATCCCAACTGGGAAATTGACTGTAGCTGTTGAATTTTCTTCGATGATATATTCAGTCCCTGATTCTGATGCAGTCAAAGTGATGGCAGTTCCCACCCCATTTAGTCTGGCTGAATAGGTCAGCCCGTATGCAGAAGGTGGGTAGTCTGTTCCAAGATCAGTTCTTTTCCAGGCTAAGAAATCACCAGCCACAATGGGGAACCCAAATTCTGCAAGGGTGGGTTCTTCAGTTCTGAAGTTTGTTGAATCAAATAAATTAGACATTTAAAACCTATTCATTCCTGTCACCCATCCATTGGATCTTCTGACCCGTTGCCTGGGCTTTGGTTTTGGTCTGGATTGAATATGCTGGCCTGAAGAAACCTTCTGCTTCAGAAGTTCCAGGTTTGGGTTCAAATTTAAAAATGCTGAATACCCATAAACGAAAGTATCCAGGGCTTCATTTCTCCGATACACCTTGACCCAGCTTCTTACTGGGTGACCTTTTGAAAGTCTGGTCACCACCTTTTCTGCAGTCAGTTGCCTGAAATATTCCTGATCATAAGTGATTGGGAAATGGACATAATTGGGGC